ACCAGACAACCTTCGACCCACGGTGCAACAGGTTTTGGAACCCTGCCTCCGCAGTCTTGGCGTCGGTGAACCGCTGATTCGGCTGCAACTTGCCCTCATAGGTTTCCCACAGAGTCTGGGTGGTAATCTGGAAGTCGCAAGCATCCGCACCATACGACACCGTGTTGTACGCCCTGCTGTGAAGCGCAAGCGTGTAGGTGGCCGTGGTAGGAATGTACGAATTCCAGTAGGTGTTGGTGGACGAATCAATACCACCGACGGTGCCCGTTCCTTCGACCAGGCTGGGCAGACCGCCCCATGCCTTGCCGCTGGACTCGGTGCCATCATACTGAAGGAACGCAGTTTCAAACTGCTCGGCAGCAGTCATCTCAGCGTTCTCAACTTTGGTCTGAAGCAACTTGACAACAGCACGATCACCGCTGTTCTTCGCTTCCTCCATGCCCGACATCGGGATGAAGATTGCAGCCTGCTTCCAATCATACTCTGCTGCCGTGACCAGTTCCTCACCGTGCACAGGGGTCAACGCATCGTACCCGCTGTAGTACTGGAACGAACTGTTCGTGTTGTAGACGATCGGCATAACAGCCGAAGATCCGCCCTGAGCGTCGATCTTCGCCGTGTTCTTCAGCCAGTCCAGCGCAGCGGACCGCTTGAAAATGTTATCGACAGCCTTACCTGATTCGGTAAAATACCGCTTCAGAGTAGTTGCTACAATGTTATCAAAATTGGGATTAGCCATAACTCACCTCTTGTTCAACGAGACTTTTCAAACTCATATGCAAAGATATCCTCAAACGAATCAAACTTTTTCCAAGAATCATCCGACGAAGCCGCCACATTAGAACCACCCTTAGCCACCTTCTGCGAAGCCTTACGAGCCTTCTCCCGCTTAGCGGCAGCAGCCTCAGCCTTCTCACGTGCCTTAGCACTAGCAGCCGAATCTTGTTCCAACCTGTCAGCCTTCCACAACTTGTACGCCTTCTCCATATTCAAACCAGTTTCAATGGCAATAGGCAACACAACTTGCGGATCAAAATCAGAATACTTAGACTTCATCTGATCCAGTTCAACCCGAACCTCAGCCTGAATCCGAGCCTGCTCCGCCTGCTCAGACCGTGACCTTAGATCAGCCAACTCAGCCTGAGTGCGTTGCAACTCTGACAACACAGGTTGCATATCGGGATCAACATCCTGCCAAGGATCTTCCGACTCAGAACCAATGCCCAACGCCTCCTGCAAATACTTGACAGTACCCTTAGGATTGTCACGCAAAGCGTTCTGCATGTCTTGCGCCCAACGAGCCAACTCAGCAACCTGCGAAATCTGCTGGGTCTTGCGAGTGTAATCCGCCTGACGCATATAACCGTTTCTCAGTTCAGCCAGCGGGACATCAAACGTTTCTCCGCCAACAACAACCGAAACAGTTTTATCTTTGATAGAGTCGAAATCGAACTCGTCAGTTACATCCTCAACATCCGAATCGTCATCCGCAATGTCAGCAATGTCTGCTTCTTCGGTTTCGCTATCAACATCTTCTTCGCCAACCAACTCAGAAACATCAGTTTCCGAATCGGTTTCCCCGCCACCATCGTCGTCACCCAAATAAACATTTGCGTTCCGACTCAAACTTTCAACCTGCTCATTACCCCCATCAGCCACCACGGCATCAAAGGCTTCGATCAGATCGTCACTCATAACTTTTCCTTTCAAGAATCCTACCCCTGTTGGCAGGTTATTCTAGTGGCGGGGGCGGGAATCGAACCCGCAACACCAGGGCATGAGCCTAGCATGATACCGTTTCACTACCCCGCACCGTTCAACTACCACTTGACCTTAGCGGCCCAATAAGCAGCCGACATTCTACCCTTCTTGATATTATCTGCATGACGGGCAAACCAACCCTTATTTCTTGCAGTACCCTTAGGGCTACCTTTTACTCCCTGCTGCCCAAAACGAATCAACTTTGTTTGATTGCCTTGCTTAGCCACAACAACATGGGACTTCTTAGGATGATTTGGTGTACGCTTAGGCTTGTTGTATCCAGATACGCCAGCCCGAGCCAACTTCGGATCTCTTTTTGGAGCGCTCTTAGCCATCAGCGTGCCTGCCTCTTTGCCCAAGCATTGTCCACCAGATTCGGATAACGTCGGCCAGCCTTAGAAGCCCGAGCCTTAGCCGCCGACTTCTGACGGGCAGACAACTTGCCCCCATTTTTCGGAGTTGAAGTTTTCCAAAACGGCTTTTTACGTTGAACCATTACTTCTTTTTCTTCATCATCTTCTTACCCGAACGCTTAGAAGCAGCCTTAGCCGCCTTCATCCCAGCCTTCGTGTAAGGATACGACTTGCCCCCAACCTTCGGCATCAGGCAATAACCCACTCGGTAGCGGCAACCTTGGTCACCGTCTTGCGAACGTTCTGAGCGATCGTCGCCGTACCAGTCAAAGTGTCCGAACCAGTCTTAGCAACAGTCACGCCACCAGCGCCCGCACAGAAAACATCAAACGTCGAACCGATCGGGAACACCTTGCCAGCAGCAGCGGTGGACTCGGGGATCGTAACAGTCACAGCGCCAGAGGCCTCGGTAACCAACAGCCCACCAAGAAGGGTGGTGCCAACAGTAATAGCGGTACCCGCAGCGTTCACGGTAACGGGAATGAACTTGTTGCCGTAACGTTCGTCAACCTGTCCAGTGGTCTGCTCAGCAATAGTAGCCATATCAATACTCCTTGTGTGTAAATGCACTTACAAAAATAAACGGAAAACGTATCACATCGGCGGCATCGCCGCCGCCTCGGGCGGCATACCGCCAGCCATCTCAGGTGGCATACCACCCATCTCAGGCCCAGCAGGCTGCTGTTGCACAATAAACGACTGTGCATCCTTGATGCCGAAACCTTCACGCATCACATGCTCAGCCAACTTCGTAGCATCAACAATGCCCGACCCAATAAACGGAGCCATAACTTCCAACAACTGCATCGCAGACTGACGGCGGAACGACTCATTCATCGGCTGCGTAGAACCAGCAGCCACATGAAAATCGTACTGTCCTTGCACATCGTCACGATTATACGGCACCCACGACGCCGCACCATCCTGACCCAACACCCTGGCAACCTGTTCGGTCGTCAAAAACTCTTGGGCCAACGCAACAGTTTTCTCAGCAATCTCCGAAATCATCTTCTCAATTTTTGCCAACTTGTCAGCCGACCTGGCATTCGCCATATCCTGAATCATTGCAGCCTCGGTCGCCGTACGCCGCACCTCGGCCACAGCACCACGCTGATACTCGGTCACACCAGACACCAGATTGATGTCATCAATAATCATCGCAGTCTGATTGTAAAACTCTGGCGGCAACGGAGTAGTCGCCATAGGAGCAATCGCATCCCCAAACGACCCGTCCGTATCAATCGGAATCATCGCATTATCATCCGACGACATCAACGCCGCCAAACCATCAGGCCCAATCACCTCAGGCTTATACATGTACAACCGACGGAAACGTTTACGATCGTTCACCATCTGCGTACGAGTCAACGCCAGTTCCATCTGCAACGGCAGGATCGCTTCCAGGTCACCCATCGGATACAACTTTTCAGGGATCATATAGTTTTCCCCGAACACAAACGGATGACCAAACGGATACGGGAACGGTTCAGGAGGAGACAAAAACATTTCGCACGACTCGGCAAACGTGCACACCGTGCCATCAATCAGATCGTAATACTCCCAGACAACAGCAAACGCCGCATCATTGCCACGTTCCTCACCTTGGAACAACAAATCATAGTCACGTTTCGCCTCTGACATCGCCGCACCTTTCAGTTTGCGACGTGCCGAAGCATTCCAATCGTCCCGTTCCTTCGCATCTTTCAACGGAATATACATTCGTTGCGCAATCCAACGGGCATCCTTGATGCGAGTCGCATCAGGATCAATATAAATGTCGAACGGAGACACACGCTCGACGTTCGCACGATCCTCAACCACCACAGTCTTAGTCGCAGGCAACGCAGCCAACACATCTTCGTCCGATGGCAGATCAACAGCCATCCCCGACATCTC